TTCTCCTAATTTCACAATTTAACATTATAATAGTTTATGCCTATAATTTTAACTTCAAAAAATATAGAAGATATTATATTTAAGAACAAAAAAATAACATCTAAGCTAACAAAGCATAAAAAACTTTTTGATAATTGGAATATGTCACAAATTATTCCTTCTTTAAAATTCATACGATCTGAAAGTATTATCAAATTAATTAAACAACTAGACTCTGATGATCTTTTTATTATAAAAGATATATTAAAAGATGATGTTCTTGTTGATCAAGATTCGTCGAGCAATGTCAAAAATACTCAAGGTCAAATTGACAATCTTGAATTCCATCTACCAGAAGACTTTAATTGTATAGATTTCTGTTTGCATCGCAATAAGGCAGGCATAGGGGTAACATTATGGAAATAGTAAATTTGTTTTTTTGTGTAATAGGTACAGTTGGTATGACTCAAATTATTGTTGAAAGTGAAATTTCAGCAAAGTTTAAATCAGTTCTTGAGAAGTTTGCACCCAAGTTTCTGATGAGTCTTCTGAATTGTTACCAATGCTCAGGTTTTTGGTCTGGTATATTTATGGGACTAATTTTTTATTTTCCTAAAGAGATTTCCTTCTTTGATTTAGGAAAAGTTTTTGCCATAGGATGTGCAGGGTCTTGTTTGTCTTATTTTTATGCCATGTTTTTGATGTACTTGGAAGCTAACACACAGATTAAAGTTCATGAATAAAGAAAAATTGATATATTGGTGTGAACGGTGTTCTAAGAAATATTATTTTGATATTTCTGATGAATTATTGGAAATACAGAGAGCGATTCTACAGAAAAAAATTCCACATATAGAGCCAGAGACAAGTAAAAAAACAACTCCTGAATATTTTGAGAGAAAAAGTTTTAAAAAGTGTAAAACATGTGGGTATCTGTTGAAGGAATTAAAAAATGAAAAATAACGATATTACACTTTTAGATATCAAGACTGCATTGCGTGATAAAAGATTCCGTGAAAAACTCCCAGAATCTGTTCTTCCTGATGTACAGAAGTTTTTAAACAATCCAAGCTGTACTTGCAATTTCCCAATCTACGAAAAGATCATGCGAGAAGCAAAGTCAGCTTTGGAAGAATATTTCCCAGACAAGCAATACAAGTCTTTAGATGAAAAAATAGACAAACTCTCACGAAATAACTGGTCGATCATAAATTGCTCAATAGGAGAACTAGAGGCAAAGCTTAAGGGTTTGCGTCCCGGTAGAAAACAAATAGCAATATCTCGATACGAAGATCAAGTAACGGTGGTAGTCAATGAACTAGAAGAATTGTTTTGATCTGAACTTATTACTATTTTTATGCTATCAATTGTCTTTTTAACTGACGCATACATTTTTTCAGCGTATTTTTCATTTCTGTCAATCCATATTGGCTGAGTATCAAATATATCTCTATTTTGTTTTACTGTTATTGCATTTTTATATATTTGAAGAGATTTTTCATAAAACTTATTATCTAGCAATACATCTCCCCAAGCACACCATAATTCGCACATAGAAGGTGCTAAAAATATTGCTATTCCTATATGTTCTAAAGATTTTTTAATATTATTTAATTTGAAATTATAAATTAAACTGCAATAATATCTTATCATTATTTGGTTTTGGTTTTCTGTGGAATTATGAAATACCCATTTCTCAGACTCTAAAACAAATTTTTTATAATCTTTTTTCTGATATAAATTTATTAAATCTTTTAGACTATTATCTAAAATTGGACTTTTGAATTTTGTATCAGAATTGTGAATTAAAATCTGTTGAGAAGATTGTTCTTTAAATAACAATCTATTTGAGAAAAACCTTTTTTGTTTTTTGATCCAAATCCCATCGCTTACACACACAAAATTCGTTTTAAGATCAAAATTGTCTAGAGAGATGTGTTTTATTGTTTCATTTGCATTAATTTTGAGAATGCCATCAATTTTGTTTTGATAACAATACTTTTCCAAAAGATTTCTATCAGTTAAAGTTTTAATGTCTAAGTACTTATAGTCTGGATTAGTAGTAACTATTAAGTCAGAAAATTTCTTAAAGTAAATCTCTTGCGATGGATTAGTTAATTGATCAATTAATATTGCTATCATTTACTTTTTCCTCTAAAATTAATTTAAATATATCTTGTTTCTTGACAAAGCTTTTATTTTTATCTAAAATTTCTATAATATGCATCAAGAGATGTTTTTTTTGCGGATTCCATAAATAATCGTAAAAAATTTCGATTATGCTTTTCATTTATATTACCCAAGGAGCAAAATGTCTACCGAATATCTAAACAATAAATCATTTGAGATAATAATAATTAAGTATCAAAAAGCACAAAGAGCAAAACAACGGTTAAGCTTTTTGCAAAAAGATATTGAAATGCAAAAACAAATCGCAAAAAATCTCAAATGTCCTTTGGTAGTTGATGAATCTGAAATCAAAAATGCAGAATTAGACTATGCCGAAGCCCAAAAAATACTGGCAATTGCCTTTTATACTTTGTCGCAAAACATTGTTAGGTATGCAAAGTTTAGCCATATAGACGAAGATGACGCTGTGCAGGAAGGCGTTTTAATATGCTTTGAAAGAGCAGAGAAATTCGATCCCGCCAAAGGAAAAGCCTTCAACTACATGACAACATGTATTCTGAACCATTTCAGGCAATTGTGGAGATCAGCTAGAAATTATCAGGAATTAAAGAAAAGATACAATGATTTGCAGCAAATTAAATTTGGAATGGATTTGATGAATAAACGAAAAGATAAAATTTATAGTAAAAATTTTGACAAGTATTATGAAACAAGATAGTCTTTGTACATAATTATTCATATAATTGTTTGCAATTATTTTATTATGAAAGGAAAGACTGCTTATATGCTGTCCTGATACCATGAGAAAAAATTTTTTAGAAGTTTTAGAGAAACAAGAAATTCTGCAAATTTTGGAAAACAGCGGTTTTAAAGATAAAATTGAAGCCCTTCTTTTAAATGAAAATAAAGTTTATACGAAAAAAGGCAGGTTGAATAAAAGCGGAGCTTGCAGGATTCTAGGAATGAAACCGAAAGAGCTAGAAAACTTCTTAAGCAAATGTAGAGAAACAATTAAAGCAGACCAATTTCTAGACTAGTTTTTATAAGCCCTATCATACCTTATTGATATGTCAACAGTTACAACATCGGAACTTGCCATATCAAATGAGCCAAAGTTTGCACTTTCACAATAAGCCCCTTCTAAAATCCAAACATCTAAAGGATTTCCACATCCATCAAGAGTGAAAATCCTGCATAATTTTTTATGCGTGTTGCCCTTGGTATAAAGTCCAAAATTTGGATTATATATTTGCAATATCCAATTCCAAACTGGATTATTTGATGATATATCATATAGGGTTACATTAATTGGATCGAAGCTGGGTCTTGATGGGAAGCTAATAGTTTCTTGTAGGTGAGGAACGGTTATTGCGTCGAATTTTATTGACGGTCTACCAGCAGTTAAAGATGGCCAAGAGAATACACCATCATCGCAAACACCCGGAATGGTAAACAGATACCTGAACTTCCTTTTGAAGACAGTTTGCCATGCCCAAGATATTCCAAGAAGTTGTGCCACTATAATCCTCCAAGTTATTTATGATCACATATGAAAAAAGGCATCAGTAAAACTGATGCCTTTAAGGTGTTATTTAATAATTTTAATCAGCATCCATTGAATACTGGTTGTGCTCCAGCCAAGTTGGTTCTGTTCATGAACTGATATTTTAAACTTAATGTGATATCGCATTGATCGTTTGAATCATATCCAAGATCACCAAAGTCAACACTCTTTGGCCAGCACATATACATTGTGAATTGCTCTAGGCCATTACCGCAACCATCTAGCATTACAAGCTTGGATGTAGCTGTGTAGCCACCGGGACCAGTAGCTCTGACGGCCATTCTTGGATTGATTGGGCTGCTTGTAGGTGACAAGAAGTCATATACACCACCAATCCAATTGTAAAGCTGCAACATGCTGTTGTCGCTATCAACAATGTCGTAATACACAACTTCGGCATCGCCAAAGGTTGGTTTTCCGGGCATTGGCATATAGCCGTGCAAGTGATGCACAGTTACTTCTTGCATGTCAACGCTAGGTCTCTTGGTTGTTTTTACGAAGTGGTCAGGGATAAAAGCGCTAGCGTTGCCACCAATGCCGTCAACTCTGAAAACCCATCTAAACTTCCTTTTGAATGTAACATTTTGATCGGCAATTTTGCCAATTCCCATATTGTAGGCCATAAAAGTCTCCTATCTAGTTATTAAACAACTACCGCAGTATTTTCAGTAAAGCTGCCAGTTCTATGCAGAGAGAACTCAATAAAGATGAACTCAGCTGCCTTGACTGGCTGTACGCCAATTCTGGCTCTCATTTCGTTTCTATCAATCACATCTGGTGTATTGAGTTCAGCATCGCACTTGACTACATAGTCATAGATGCCTTGATTCGTAACTACATTCTGTAGAATACCTTTGCAAAGATCAACAAAACGCTCTCTCAATTGCTCGGTATGTGGATCGAACAATAGTGAACGGCTTTGAATTCTGATATTCTTTTCGAGATAGAACATCAATCTTCTGACATTCACTCTGTCTAGAGCGGTTGGCCTGCGCTGCAATGTCTTTTGACCCCAGATCAAGAACCCATCAATATCAGGATATGTGATAATTGGGTTGATTGCATTTCTGTTGCCATACATGAGGTCTCTCTCTGTCAAGGTTGGCTGAGAATAGACATCTGTGATGCCGGGGACAACGCCTCTGTTAACACCAGCAGGAGCAAACCATGGGAAGGACAAACTGTCGCTTCTCGCAATTGTTGCAACCACAGCACCGCTAGGAGGAATCCAAACATCTAGATTGTTGAAGGTGTCACGAATCTTGACCCAAGGCCAGTAAAGAGCTCCGAAGTCGGAATCAAATCTGGTTGTATTGAGAGGATGCACACCATTTTGCCAATCAATGATTTCCTGTGGTGTTAGACCAAAGGGAGGATCAACGATTGCCAAGCAGTCTTGACGAAGGTTTTGGCAGAGATTGAGCAGAGCAACAACCACACTTGTGGAAGAGTGTCCGGGAACTGCTACAAGATCAATGTCAATTTGCTCTGGCTCAGATAGCGCATAAAGGCCTGTATAAGCTACAGGGCTTCCAATTAGTAAAGCGTCTTGAGCATCTGGGTCTGTTGGGATACCATCAGTACCACCTGTTAAAGCAACTCCAGTAGCTGGGCTGTTAACAGGAGGAGCAGTCACAAGAACATTGTCTGTAACCTTGATGTAATCGCTGACCAGAGCAAGATATGTTCCAACATAATACTGAGACATCTCATTTTTAGTCAGGTTGCCCCATGCCTCAACAGGATTGGAATTATTGTAAACCTGAATGTTGAATGTACCACCAGTTTCGTTGGTAATTACAACAGATGTGTTATTTCCATCCTGACCGGGGCTATCAGCAAGAACCGTAAAGGTTGGGGTTGTGCCAGCAGATGTTGGGCCAGTAAAGATACCAGCAGTATAAGCACCAACTGCGTCAGAACTTGTGCTTGGAGACATACCAGATTGAATGCTATTTGACAATCCAAATAGTACATCAGCTGTGCTGGCTGGTTTAACGCTAATCTTAGCGTCTCTACCGTATGTCATAGTTTTTAGAATGATGTTGTAGCCACCCTCGGTGACAGCTTCAAATCCTCCGGGAAGTTCTGCTGTGATGTAGTTATTGATTTCATCAACTACATCTTGAGTTGAATAAGGGCCACCACTTAGCAAAGTGGATAGGTCAACAACTTGGACAACATCATCGATGTTGACATTGTCAGTACCTTGAACCACAACTTGTAGGTTTAGGCTGCTAAGACCGCTAAAGTCCCAAGAGTCGGGAGATGTGTGTGAACCATCATCTGGATATTGCACAGCTGTGCCAGTTAGCACCGCAGGCTCCATGTCCGCACCTAGATAGACAGGGCTTCCGGGTCCAACAAGCATGTTTTGAACGCTAACAAACTCCAGAACTGCACTAGGTCCATATGCCCAAGTTGTTCTGATGCCAATTGTTGGATATCCGGTTCCTTGCACGAAGAACTCGATGCCATCGACAGTAAAGTCAAGCTGGCTGTTCAGTTCATCAACCAGAGTACTTGTTGAATATGTTCCAGCAAGAACAACTAAGGTTTTTGCAGCTAGAACACCATTTAGCTTCCATCTGAAGAAGGT